GCGCACCCATACCCATAGGAGGCGCACCTTGCGGGGGAGCGGGCGGAGGACCGGCCTGCGGCTGCGGAAACAGGACCTGCTGTGCCACCGTTTGCGGGGGCGCTTGCTCCAGCACCTGCGCGGAACGCATGTTGTCGATGAACATACCAGCGAGCACAGCGGCAGTAGAGTCAACAAGACCCATCTGCGCAGCGCGAGCGATTTTCTGCTTGTTGCCGCCGTAGTCCTTGGCGATCTGCTCGGGGGACTGGAGACTGAACGGTTTAGTGCTCATCGTTTAACCCCGCGACATTTGAGCAAGCGACGCAGCGCCGAGACCAATACCCCCGAGTTGGGAAGCAACGGACGGAGGCTGTGCGTACGACGTTTGTGAGGAGTTGAGGTCCACAGGCAGGCCCCGCAGCAGGTTGCTGTAGTAACCCAACTGCTCCATCGGGTAGTCGCGCTGGCGCAAGAAGTCGGCGTACGACATGTCCATCTGCTGCTGCAGCAGAAGCTGCTGCTGCGCAGCCGTGTTCCCTTGCGCGGCGAGACGAGACAGGTCGGCTTGCTGTTGCGTCGAACCAATGTTGCTGAGCGTCTGCGCGCTCTGGTTAGCCTGCTCAAGGCCGCTGAGACCAAGGTTACCGCTAAACTGACGCGACTGCTCCGTCAGCTTCTGAGCCTCGAGGTTGGCTTGCTGGTTGGACTGCAGGGCTTGCAGGCCGGTCTGGGCACCGAGTTGTTGCACGCCGAGGTTAGCCTGCAGGTTCTGCTGGCCTGCGCTCATACCGGCGGAGCGGTCGCGCTCGAACTGGGACTGGGCGTTTTCGTATGCACTCTGCAGGCCGCGAGCCTGAATATCACCGAGTTGTTGGCCGAGCGCGCGTTCGCGCTCCGTGGCAGCCAGCAGTTGGCGAGCACCGCCATAAGTACCTTGGCGCACGGCACCGAGGTCTTGGGACAGCTGTGACTTCTGTGCATCCGTAACGGCTTCGCGCTTCTGCGTGTTGAGCACGTTCTGGAAATACGGCGACATGTACTGGTCGGCTTGCGCCTGCCCAAACTGCTCCGGCGCGGCCATCTGGAAGCCGCGCAAATAGGGCGTGCCGATTTGCTGGTTGTACGCTTGCATGGGGGCGTACTGAGACGCCTGCAGTGCCCCGAAGCCTGCGGTGGAAGCCAAGTTTGACGCCCCGGCATACTGCCCCGGTGTCTGCAGCCCCATAACCCCCTGCTGTACCCGCTGCTGCTCGGGGGAAAACCCGGCGATGCGCTGGTCTTGGTAGGGGGTGTACTCGCGGTAGGACTCGGCCTGCGCGCGGTTGATGAGGTTCTCGTAGTACGGACGCGCGTACTCCGGCAGGTTGCTGGTAGTGGTAGTAACCTGCTGGGCAACCGGGTCCTGTTTGTCGTCCCCACCACTCATGTCATTTTTTCCTTATACTCTTCGAGCGTCTCGTGGTGAGTAAAGAACTGACGGATGTCCATGCTGACATCCCGCATGTAACTCCGACCCCGGGTAAGGTACACGACGTACGACACAAACTCCATGTACCAATCTCTGAGTACATAGGCGAAGACCTTGTCGTTGTCAGTCCCTCTTTCCAGAGCGTTGGCGTCCAGCCAAGCGTTGATCCCAGTGATGATGATCGGGATTAGCTGGCCCTTATAGTGGTCGAAGAACGGGTTCAGCGGGATTTCGGTAAGCACCTTGAACAGCACGCGCACAATGTGCTCGTCTTCTAGGTGCTTATCCCTGTCGATCATGTCGTCGAACAGTTCGCAGGTGTCGGCGAAGTCTACGATAAAACGAACGGCGTGGGGGTCTTGGACCCACTCATGGAGCTTTGCGTTGCGCACAGCCTGCCATTCCAAAGAATCGAACTCCAGCATTGCCCTCACAGTTTCTTCCTCAGTTTCGTGTCTTGCCCCCGTCCCGCTGCCTTACGGGCCTTCTGGGCCTTTTCCATGAGCTCGTAGAGTTTCTGAGCTCCACGCTTCTGGTCACCGCCCCCGATACGGCGCACGGCTTCCGGGTCAAACTTGACCTCGTCGCGAGCAACCTTTGCACGCTGGCGTCCGCCGATGTTGGCCGGGATAGAGTCGCTGACGCCGTCCCCCGCTCCCCTGATCGCCTGTCCGCCGAGGCGAGCAAGAAGTTCCTGCCCCGCGCCGCTGCTGCCGTTACCCAGTTCGGACACCGTGCGCGCATCCACGACAAAGGAGCCGTTACGCAAGTGCACGTCGCCGCCCGAAGCAAACCGGGAACCGTTCATCCGCGTGGGAAGCCGGGAGCCGCCACCACCGCTGCCGGGCTCGCCCGCACCACCCATCCAGCCCACACCAGTGTTGAGGCCGTCATCAACGACAGTCTGCGTTCTCGGGTCGTAGCGGAAGCGGCGCAGCCGCGCGGCGGCGGAACCGCCAGTGTTGCGGGACACTACGTCCGCAAAAGTCTGGTTGCCGTTACGGCTCGTCATGCCGGGGGGAGGGCCCAAGGGCCGGAAGTTGTAGTTGTGCTCCGGCCCCATACCAGCCCGGTAACCGGCGGTGGGCCTTTGCACTGTGCGGTCTACTTCGCCGCCTTCCGCGTAACCGGGTGAAGGCGCGGGCCCATAACCCGGGTAAGGGTTGGTGTTGTCGAAGTAGCTGAACTCCGAGGTATCACTACCGTCGTTGACTCCACGGAACTTCGAAGTGCGCTCCGTGGGGAGGTACGGCCCTTCGTAGTTGAACTCTTCAGCTTCCTTCAGCGTGTCGTAGGTCGGCTGCATGGCTTGGAGGAAGGGAGACGCAACGCCGAGCGCGGCAGCGCCGGTACGCATGGGGAGGATTTCACCCGTCATGTCGGGTTTGACACCTGAAACAGCTTCACCAAACTCGCGCCCGAAGGTAGCCATGCTATCGCCCGTTTGCTGCCCGAACAGTTCTTGCAGCATTCCCGGTTGGATAGCGGGAGCAGCGTTAGCTGCCCCCGAAGTCAGCGCGTGGGTTCCCGCGTTAGCTGCCCCCGCGTTAGCTGCCCCCGAAGTCAGCGCGTGGGTTCCCGCGCTGGTTAGGCCCGGTGCGGTACCCGCACCAGCCACGGCACCGGCAACTTCAGGCACAGCGGCGGCGGTGAGTTCAGGCACAGCGGCGGCGGTGAGTTCAGGCACGGCACCTGCAGCGCCCGCAGCACCAGCACCCCCAGCGGCGAGGGCACTACCAATACCGGCTCCGCCGAAGGCACCGAGGCCCGCCATGAGGCCCTTCTCGAGGCTACCCGTAGCTAGACCAGTGCCGCCGCCCACAATCGCGGCGGATGCAAGCGGTCCAAGCGTGCCGCCCGACATAAACGTAAGCGCGCCACCCAAGACCACCGGGAGGATGTCCTCGAGGAACCCGGCTTCCGGCAGGCCCGTGTGGGGGTTGGTCGTCAGCGAACCGCCGTACCGCTGCGCCAGCGCTTGGAGCCCCCGAACCTCTCCCGGCGTAACGTGCATGAGCATGGTGTCATTACCACGCCCGTGCTGCTGCACGTTTTGCGCCTTACCCTGAACGCGACCGCCGGAAGCGAACTGCATGGGCTGCTGGTTAGTCATGCCCCCCATGTAAGGGCCCGGGCGGTTCTGCATGTTGCCGAAACCACCCTGCGGGGCACCGAAGCCACCGAAGCCACCGCCGCCACCGAAGCCACCGCCGCCACGCGAAGCAGCCGGGTAAGGAGACGGTCGGGGTTGCTGGAAACCGTAGCCCCCCTGCGGCGGGACGCCATAACCGCTCTGCGGCTGCTGGAAGCCACCGCCGCCCGCCTTCGGGTCAACCGGAAAAGTCTGCGGGCCCGGGCCCGGGGCGGAGGGCAGAAAGTAAGGGGACATGGCGATGACCTTTACGGCGTTACGACAGTTACGGTTCCGACCCTAGAACGGCCAGTAACAGACAGCGGGGCTACATACGTCGTCGGCGGGTACTTCGAAGTTATGAAGGTTACACCAACAATAGCAGAGGGGGTAGATGGAATGGCGGGGGTAACGCCCGCAGAGTAAGAGACTGCGCCGTAGGCTTTTATGGAAACCGCTACATCGGACACGTGCCACATGATCTCGACGTAGTCGTTAGCCGCCAGATCGGCAGTAAACGGGGTTACAGCGATGAGAGTTGCAGGTACGCCAGCGCTTTTTCGTGCGGGAATACCGAACCGGCTATTAGACGCGGAGATGTCTGTCCCGTTCTTACGGAACCAAACATCAATATGCTCAGAGCTCGTAGACGTGCTTTCAAACTGGATGCTGAACGTCAGGACATAAATCCCAGCTGAGGCAAACGTAATCCTTGAGCTACTGACAATAGAGATGCCGTCAGGGAACTCAGACGTATCCAGCGTAAGGGCGTAAGCAACGTCAACGGCAGCGGCTGTTTGGTTTGTCGTGCTGATCAGTTGGTTATACGGCGTCGTGATGTTCTTTCCGTCGCCGTAAAGCGTAGTGGCGTATAGCGGCCCCACCATAACGAAGTTTGCTATCAACCCGTGTGTATGCGCGGCGTTGGTGTCTAGGTAGTCGACGAACAGGGTGTCTGAAGTCACAGCGTCGATTGACGCTGCCCGCGCCGTGATAGAGTCCGCGTCCAACAATGTCGCGGAGATGTCGTCTCCTATGAACGTCCCGCCGATGAACTCGTCCGCCTTGTACGACTGGGCTTGGTTCGGGGTCAGGGAGTCTAGCTGAGAGAAGTAGCGCTCAAGCGAACGCATCAACTGCCGCAAGTACTGCGCGTCGTAACTACCGGGCGGGTTGGGCAGGGGAGGTGCGCGGAAGTTAACAAGCGCCATCGGCTATCTCCGCCCGTCAGAGCGGACGTCCAGACGCGGGGCACCCAGTTGCCAGTTAACGCCGAGGGCAGAAGAACTGAGCTTCATCGCCATCTGGCGAGCGCGAGCACGAATAAACAGCTGCTCAGTGTACAAACCCACCGAGGTTTCTACGATGGGCCGGGCGTCTGCAGTATCAGTTGTGTACTCCGCGCCGGGGAAGTTCCGGGGCAGAAGGGTGAAGGTAGCCTCCGGCGTAGTGGCGGTAGACCCCGTGAACGACACGTCCGGGATGACACGCCGAGACAGCATGAACTGGTCACCTTCGCCGAGGTCGAAGTCGTTGGAGCGGATATACGCAGCCATAGCCGAGGTGTCGTCGTCCACTCCGTTCTCGTGGTTGTACAGGTAGCCGTTGAGCGAAGTAGCGTTGCTGTTCGCCCCTATCGGGTACTGCCGGAGAGCGGTATCGAGCCACGCGGTGCGCTCAATGGAGCCGTAGTACCAGATTTGCTCGAGGTGGTTGAACACCACGTAGCTGTCGTTCCAGCTAGACCCGGCACTGGGGTAGAACCACCAGACTTCGTTCCACTGCTCGTTAGTCCCGCACACGACTTGCGCCAGCTGGTTATAGTTGATGTTCTTGAAGACGTGGTTGCGCAGGGTGCAGGGGAGTGTCTCTACACGGCCTGTGTAGGCGTAGAACTTGTCCTGACCCATCCAGTACGTGACGCTTGCAGCCGTAGCCATCGAGCGCGGCGAAGCGACCGAGATATTGTCTGCGTACTCCTGCAGGCCGAAGACGTCCGTCGTACCCAGAAACTGCAAGGAGTAGAGGTGCGAGTTAGTCCAGACGAGGATTTCTTGCCGGGTAGCCAAACCCCGGACAATACTCGAGCCGCGCGACACGCGCAGGAAGCCAGCGGTGTTCGTTACTGAGGGGGTCCAGTCCCCCGGAGTGTCTTGGTCGGCCCAGCGGATGAGCAGGGGGTCGAAGTCCCCCGTGGACGTGCTCCCGAAAGGCACCGCGCCGAGAGCGATAAGGTGCTTGTCGTTCTGGGAGACCATAAGCTGCATGATCTGCGACGGCACTGCCGAGGAAGCGAAGCCTTGCGACGTGGCATAGGCTTCCAGCGTCACAGCCCGGGTGTCCAGTGCAGTGCCGGGGTCGGTAAGCGCGCCTCTAGACCACCAGTAGCCCGCCCCGTTACGGATGTTCATGACGAGGTCGTTGTCGAAGTTGTCGGACCACCAGTCGCGCTGCGGAAAAAACACAGGCGAAGAGGAGCCCAGACCCCACTCGCCGCGACCCCACGTCCCCGCACCCCAACCATAACCCGCAGTGGAGATGGCGTACCCGGGCACGATTTCAAAAGACGCGGTGATAGCAGTGCCCCCGCTGCCGCTAACAGTGGACGTAGCCGCTGTAGTTACGGAGAACGAAAACGAGTAGGCGTCGATAACGGTGACCTGATGGTTGGCGTTGATCTCGCTGTTGGGGATGCCGCCGACAGTTCCGGTGACGCCCGCTATCGTGACGAAAGCGTCTGTTACTGCGTTATGCACCGACGAGAAGGTCATAGTAACGACAGCAGAACCGTTAGTAGTAAACACGCTGTTGTCTGTAGCAGTGGTCCCCATAGTGGGGTTAGTAGAGCGCAGGGGGGTAATGTCGTTGTAGATGCCCGCCACTTCGATGTACATTTTGGCGTTGGTGCCTACGCCGAGGAAATTGTCGTTGAACGTTGTAATCCAGTTATTCATCTGTCGGCACACACCGTAGATCGGCGTAGGCGACGACTTTACCCAACCGCCGATCTTCTCCGGGTACCCGGAGCGAAACCGAATCTTGTCGCACTCCCACCAGCTACCCTCGTTGGAGTAGTTGGTCTGGTCGCGGTTAACACCCGGTTTGAACTGCAGTTTGACGAAGGCCACGGCCTAATACCCTATAGCGATGTAGAACCCGTTAACGGAGTCAGAACCCGAACCAGCGGCGCGGAAAGCATACGCAGTAAAACCGCTCGTGGTAGCCGCGTCCGCCAAGGAAATCGCAGCGTCACCCGCAGTACCCGTCCACGATGCGCCGGTACACACGACACCGAAGCAAGCCGTAGCGAAGGCGGAGGGAAAAGTAACCCCCGCACTAGTCCCAGTAGCGATCAGTCCTGTGTAGCCCCACTGTACTTTGATGTTGCCGAGGGTAACGTAGCTGCTCAGGTACGTAGTCGTATCAATGCCTAGAGCCGCAAGAGCGGTGGGGCCGGTACTTGCTCCTGTGCCGCCACGGGCAATAGCTAGCAAGCCAGTGGCGGCAGCCGCCATATTCAAACCTGTGCAGTTAGCCAGATCGCCGGAAGTGGGGGTCCCCAACACGGGAGTGACCAGCGTAGGAGAAGTAGCGAACACCAACGACCCAGTACCCGTCTCGTCCGTAACGGCGGTTGCGAGGTTGGCGGAGCTCGGGGTGCCGAGAAAAGTAGACACACCTGCGCCGAAACCAGTGATTCCGCCGAACGGCAGACCCGTACAGTTCGTCAGTGTCCCGGAAGACGGAGTACCCAACACGGGAGTGACCAGCGTGGGGGAAGTAGCGAACACCAACGATCCGGAGCCCGTTTCGTCCGTGACGGCAGTTGCGAGGTTGGCGGAGCTCGGGGTACCGAGAAAATTAGACACACCCGCGCCGAAACCAGTGATCCCGCCGAACGGCAAACCCGTACAGTTAGTCAGCGTCCCGGAAGACGGAGTGCCCAACACGGGAGTGACCAGCGTGGGCGTGTTCAGCGTGGGCGTGTTCAGCGTGGGCGTGGCCAGTGTAGGGGAAGTACCGAACACCAACGACCCAGTGCCTGTCTCGTCCGTGACGGCAGCCGCGAGGTTGGCGGAGCTCGGCGTGCCGAGGAAGGTAGCTACGCCTGTGCCGAACGAGGTGATCCCGGTACCGCCGGAGGCCACAGGCAAGGCGGAGGCCAGAGTCAGCGAAGTGAGGTGGGTGACGACGTCAACGACGTTCGTGCCGTTGTTGTAGACCCACATCGTCTTACCAGCGGCCACCGCGACACCAGTGCCCGTGGCGTTTTTTACCGTGATGGCGTCGGCACAGCCGTTGTTGACGATGAAGACTTTGTTCAGCGCCGGAACAATAAGGTTGCGTGCACCCCCCGACGTCCCGGTGAGGTTCAGGCGCAGATTACGTGCAGACTGGCTCGTGTTGACGTCGGTCAGCGTGAGCGTCACGTCCCCGCTCGAGAAGGTAACCGAAGCGGACCCGACAACGGCTTCCTCGAGCGCAGTACCGAGATTCACGTTGGTCGTAGCGCCCCACGTCGTGGAGTTCTCGCCGGTCGCCATCAGCTGTATTTTGAGGTTGGTGCTGTACGTGCTGGCCATGTCTTGTGTCCTACGTGTTGATCTCTACCCAGCCAGCGGTCTGAGCGGTATCTATCAGGCCCCAAATAAGAACGCTGGAGACATACCCAGTAGCATAAACTGAAGTAGCCGTAATAGTCTGCCCTGTTGACAGGGACACACTGCCGACCCTGCCCGTAGCAGAAAGACCTGTCGGCACTGTGTAGGTGGCCCCGCCAGAGGCTACCTCGATGCCAATAGAGCCCGCAGCAGAGACGCTGGTAGCGGTAGTTACAACGCCCCCAGTGGAGGCAACGACCACAGTACCGACAGCACCCGTAGCGGAGACGCTTGTAGGTGCGTAGGTGGCCTTCCCGACGACTGACTCGTTACCGATAGAGCCTGTAGCGGAGACGCTTGTAGGTGCGTAGGTGGCCTTCCCGACGACTGACGCGTTGCCGATAGAACCTGTAGCGGAGACGCTGGTAGCGCTTACGTCGACCCCCCCGCCGAAAGTCACAGTCACGGTGCCGATAGAGCCGGTAGCCTGCAGGCCGAGGATGAACTCCCAGCCTACGGTGTTGCCGCCGTCGACGTTCGTGCCGTTAGAAGCCACCCACCGCGCACCGCCGGTAGGCGTGTTGTCCCTGATCGACAGGTAGGACACATTAACTGTGCCCGAGGCTTTCGAAAGGGTCGCCGCTGTCCCCGCCGTAGAGGCGTTCAACGTGACGAGGTTACCCGCAGTACCTTCTAAACTGAGCGTCGTGACAGTGTATGTTTCGCCGGAAGTCAGTGTCACTGTAGTCGGCTGGACAGTGTTCCCGAGCTCGCCGAACGTAAGTCCAGACGTGGCGCTCGAGACAACCATAGCGCCAGCGCCAGCGTTCTTGACGACGTTGTAGGTTAGGCCGTTCCCTATGAAGTTTTTACTGGTAGCCGCCGTAAGTAGGATGGTTGAACCCGTCGAGTTCAACGTCAAATTAAGGGTTAACGAGGTCCCTAGGTTCCACGCATTACCAGCGCTAACGAGAGTAACTGTACCGCTACCCAGCGTCAGCGTGCGGGCAACAGTGCCAGTCGAAATAAAACTGGCTGCCGTAACGTTGTAGCCTGCGAAGTTCAAAGTCCCCCGGGTGTAGGTTATTGACCGGGTCGTAGCCAGCGTCAGCGCAGACCCAAGCGTGATGACAGGGGCTGAGGTCGTAGGGTTAAACGTTACAGCGCTAGAAATTGTGACGCCGTTAGTCGTGATCGTCCGGTCAACGGTGCCGGTTATCGAGAGGCCACCCGACTGCGTCCACGTCATAGGCGATCCCGTAGTCGGGAGCGTAATATCGCCTTGGATGGTAAGCGCCACCGACCCGGCAAGGACCATCGACTGGTCAAGACCTGAAACAGTCAGGTTCCTAACGGTTTGGATCGCCGTCAGAGTCGTTACTGTGAACGTCGCCCCGCTGTCTGAGTTAGCGTCAAAGAACACGTCGTCAGCAGCGGTCGGGGCCGACGCCCCCGAAGAGCCGCCAGATGTTGCCGCCCAGTTAGCTGTACCGCCGTCCCAGTTTCCTGAACCGCCAACCCAATACCGATCAGCCATCTCCGTCGCCCCCGTCCGGTGCGGGCAGCACGATAGCCAGCCACGACTGGAAGCGCGCTTCTTTCATCGCGTCCAGTTCCCCGGGGGCGAGAGCGTCGAACTCGGCTTGGGACATGACGAGGGAGTCTGAAAACGGTGCGGGGCCGTCGTTGCGCGTGAAGTTAATCGTGACCACGTCGAGCTCCCTTGCCGCCAGAAGCAGGCCACGCAGCTATAGTGGCGATGTGACGCGCCGCACAGTCCCCGTACTTGGCGATCATATCGGCTTCCCACAAACCCCGCTCAGGGTCCGTCAGGGGCTCCGGCGGGAGGGAGAGCGGCGGGCATGGGGAGGCTAGATTGGCCGGTGGACGCGGCACGGTTGGCGTCCAGAACGCTCTGGGAGAGCACGCGGCCAAGCTCAGGAGGAGGAACACACTTAGGGTCAGCCGTTGGCACATCGCGAAAAATCTCCCGGATCGTATTCGTTCGCTCCGTGGCTACCACGGCGGCTCGGCTTCGTTCCGCCTCATACGCGGCGGACTTCTCATCAATCACACCCTGCATCCTAGCGGTTTCTTGCGCCGCCTTCTCCTGCGTTTTGGCGTTCTGTGCCTTGCACTGCCAGTCCCGCACCTTCCACCCGGAAATGCCGCAGGCCACGCAAGCTGCGAGGACTACAAACAGAAGGTACGGACGGAGGAAATCAAGCATCCGGGGGCGTAGGCTCCGTATGGGCTTTTAGCGCCAGCGCACCGCCGCCTCCGGCAAGGATGATGCCCGCGCCAGTAGCCCAGACAGCGTAGTCGAACGGGCCGTCACTGCGGACAAAGGTAACCGTCATGTAGGCGATAGCCATCATAGCCCACAGGATGCGCCCCAGATCGAGCGTCAGGTTATCCTTACCGGAGAACAGCTGGTGGAAGATTTTCTTCATGGGTTGATACCCGCTGCGTAAACCATCTTACGACCCACGATAGTAGCCGTAAGCTCTTGTTTGCGGTTACCCGCTGGTTTGTAACTGACGTGCACCCAGCCACTGCTCGGAACCCCGGCCTTGTACGCCTCGAGGATCAGCTGGTCGTAGTCGAGGTTCGCCTCGATCCACTTGGCCAGATCACCGTTAGCGACGCCCGGGACTTCGATGTCAGCGGCTTCGCCCGCGCAGTGCTGGCTCGTCGCCGTACCGCCGACCGTCTTGTTCAACGCCGGTCCACGGTAGCCGCTGTTCACGTGGACCGGGACGCCGTAGTGGGCGCGAACCGGTTCAAGCACTTTCTCACAGAGGAGCTTAAGCGCCGCCAGATGCTTGTTGGAGGGCGTGTTGTCGATGCCCAGCCGCGCCCCGGTCTGGGACTTGGTGAGCTCTTCCAGCGAGAAGTGCGGGCTCAGCTGCATCAGGCGATCCGGATGATGGAGTTGGCGTTGTCGAAGGTCGGGAAGTTGATGGTGAAGTCACCCGCCGTCGAAGTCTTGTCCGAACCAAAGTCCAGCACGCAGACTGCAGCGTTGGTCGTCGTGACGTTCGTGCTTCCGATCCAGTCATTGTTGGTCGAAGTCGCCGCACGGCCAAGGCCAGTGCTGTTGTAGATCAGCGCGCCACGCGCCGTGATCGTCGAAGTCGCCCACGTAGTGTTGGCAAAGGTAGCAAACCCCACACCCGTGCTGGTCGTGAGCGCCGTGGACGACACGTTATTACCGGAGAGAGTGTTGCCCCCCGCCGTGTAGTTAGTGCCCGTGACTTCGTTAGTCGACGAATACACCGTGGTGTTGGCGTCGTAGGTGCCAGTCGAAGTGTACAGGGCGATCTTGAACGTATCTCCATTGCTAGTGGTAGGGCGCATGTTGTGAGTGCCAACGAGGATTTGGCGCTTGAACGACGTACACATAGCTTGAGTGAGGGCCATGACTCAGAATCCTTTAGTAAAGAAGCGGGATGAGTTCGGGGTGGCCCGCTCGGGTGAACTTGTTGACCAACGTCGTGTTGTTGGACTGGATAGCTTCGTACATCGACCGGATCAACACTTGCTTCACTCGGTCTTTGAAGTCGTGGGCTTGGTCGCGGATAGCCGGATGCGTCTGGTCACTGATGTACATCACGTCGCGGATCACGCGTTCCGCAATCTCTTCGGGGGTAAAACCCCGGCCACTCGACGTGTGGACTTCGTAGCCCACCCCTAGAAGCGCGCCGATTTCGTCGCTCATTGTCATTGGACTGGGTACCTCACCTGCGGTGTCCTGTACATATCTTGCCTGTTCTTGCCCTCGGCCAGCTGCTTCAGCATGATGAAGGCGGTGTCGTAACGCTTCTGGTACTCGAGGATCACGTCCGCCTCGCCCTTCATGAAGGTATACGCCTCCAGAAGCGCGCCGTAGAGCAGGACGGAGTCGAAGTTGTCGCCCAACCACGAGGTACTCGCCGTCGTGATGGACTCGGGGTAGTAGAAGTAGTGGAGCTCTACGTTGTAGTTCTGGTCGGGGGTCGGACCAAGAATATAAGAATCTTGGTCAAACATCGCGTAATGCGTCGGCGTGCCCGTGTCGGTGGGGGACGGGAACGCTTCGCGGATGTAAGCAACATCCTTGTTGAGCAGGTAAGAATACTCGCCGCTGACGGGGTCGACTATAGCCAGCGAGTAGTTCGCCAACCAGTCGGTAGGGACCGTGAGGTACTTGTTGTTCTGCGAGCACATACCGAGGACGTTTTTGCGCAGTTCGAGCAGCTGGACGTTGTTGTAGATGCGCTGCTCCGCCTGCGTTACGAACGTGGCGATCTGCTCAGCAGACGTGAGGCTGCCGCTCCCCACGGACTCGGGGAAGTCGTTCTCTACGTACGCCTGAATGGTGCTGGACAGCGTGGCGTAGTTCACGAAGCGCTACCCCATCTTCTTGCTGCTGCGGTTACCCTTGGTCGCCGCACCGGAACCGCGCGTCTTGAGCGTCTGGGTGTTGGCCACGTTGTTCGGGTAGCCGTTGCCGGGAGAGATCGGGACGGGCTTGGGTTGCTTGTACTCGGCCATGAGGGCTACCTCTTTCCTTGCTTGGTCTTGCCACCTTTGGCCATCTTAGTCAGCGGCTGGCCGGGGTGAAGGCGTTTCTCGTGCTTCTGCACGGCCTTTACTGCGTTAGCTTTGGACTTGGTAGCCACGGTAGTCTCCCTAGGTCTGCACAGTCACGGAGCCTACGGCTCCGTTTGCTTGTAGCGTACTTTCAAGATCAGGCAAACCCAGAGGGTTGCTAAGACCCACCGGGGCCCACCCCCACTGGATATCCCGGCTGCCTTGTGACGGCGTGCCTTGGTCTGAGGCCGTAAGCTGCAGGCCGTTTAACCCCGACTGCCAGTAGCTGGTGTCCGGGCGTGGGTTCCGAATCGCTTGCGGGTCATCAACCGGGTACATGCCAAGCTGCAGCTGCGGGTGGTCCGGGTCGTAGCAAGTCGGGCAGACGAGGATGTTCGTCAGCTTGGTCTTGATGGTGAGCTTCTTGAGCTCTTTGAGTTTGTAGCGCTGGCCGCAGCGGTCGCACTCGGCGATAGCCCGCTTGCCAGTGGCGAACCTGTTGGGCATGCAGGGCTCCTAGATGAAGCCAATTCGCGGCGCGATACGCAGGGGGGACTTATCCCGGTCTTCATCAGCGGCCAGCTGCCACTGCTCTTCGTACATCATCTTCAGCATCTCCACGCGCGGGAGAGCGTCGGGGAGTTTGAGCGCAAGGTAGTACGCCAGACCCGCCACAAGGGCGGGCAGCATGCGGAAGGGGATGTCTTGGGTGGTCGTGCCGTTGCCTGCGTCCTGCACGCGGCGCAGCCGCCAGTACACGAACGTGTAGTAGTTGCTCTGCTCCGGCGCAGGCCACACGTTGATCGTGGGGTAGTTCACGCCGCCGGATTCAGTCGCGCCCGACTGACGGTTGATCCACACTTGGATCGGCCTGCCCTGCGCGTTCTTGTTCGGGATGGTGGCGTAGGTATCGACGCTGATGCGGTTAATGTTCAGGTCGACTTGGCTTACGCCAGACTGCGTACGCACAACGTGCTCGAGCAGATCAATCGTATCGACCGGGAGGTCGTAGGAGATCGTCCCTTGCGTAAGGGCAATCGACCCTTGCTCCACGGTCCAGAGGTTAATACCCCGGTTAGCCCACTCGATAGACAGCAGGTTCAAGCTGCGCCGCGCCGTGCGCATGTCGTAACCCGTACGGAGCTCAGCGCCGCACCGCTCGAACGCCTCTTCTACGAGGGTGTTCAAGTCGAGGTTAAAAGCGCTGGTGCCGGAAGTGGTCATCGGTGTCTCGCGGTCTTCTTCGCGATGGCTTCAGGCTGCTTCACGAACTGCTTGCCAGCCTTGGTGCCTTCGCGTTTCGCCTTACTTGTAGCACTATACTCGGCGGTCGTCAGCGCTTGCCTCGCTGCTTTAGGTAGGTAGCGCTCGCCCGTGGCTTTTGCCCCCTGCGTTGACGGCTTCCCCGACTTCGTACCCCAGTCCTCGCTGGTCCACTTCGTCAACGACTTCTGCGCTTCAGTCTTGGGGCCGCTATACCCGCCGCCGGACTTCTTGTAGCGTTGGGTAGCAAGCTGCGCCTTGCGAGCCGACCACTGACCGGGCTCGCCGCCTTTACCCCCGGCCTTCACCGACGCGACTACCCGTTTCCACTTCGGTTCGTCGGTGCGTGCCATTTCACTTCCGCAGCTTCTTGAACATCTCGGCTAGCCGGGCACGCTGCCCGAGCTTACCCGGAGCCTTAGCGGCGGCAGCTAGCTTGTTGGCGGGGATTTTCTCCCCCGCCTTGGTGCCCAGCTGCGCGCGTAGGGCTCCGGGCTTCTTCACAGCGCCCTTGATCCAGTCGCCCTTGGCGTAGGAAGCCACGTCGTCCGGGTTGTCCGTCCGCTTGATTACCTTCGGCTTCTTGGCGGGGGCGATAGCCCCCATACCGCGACTGGCGCGCACGTCAGCACTTCCCGCCGGAAGCCATCTTGACCTGCTTGCCTTTGGTCTTGCCCTTCTTGGCGATGCCGTTGGCGGAAGCGCGGAAGGTACCGCCCTTGGCCATGTTCTGCACTTCGGTGTCGTAGGACATAATACGGCCTTTGCCCCCAGTGGTCGTCTTGACGCCCATCGGCTTCGCAGCGCCCATCGACTTCGCAGCACCGCGATTCATCATTTTCATACCCATAGTACCCTCCTACCCGTAAACGACAGTTACAGACGCCCCAGCGGCGACTGCGCTCAAGTACAAAAGCGTGTGGACCAGAACACCCTCGCCGGGGAACAGGAAACTGACACTGCCCCCGTTAGCCACGGCGGGGAGGTCGAACGACGCGACTTGCGGCCCTCCGTTTCCGTCCGTGAGGGTAACCGTGCCAGCAGCGGTGGGGCACAGCATGTAGATCGCTTTGACCCGGCAGCGAGCCAGAGAGAGACCCGTAGGAGACACGATCTCCCCTGCGGACGTCCTAGACGCGGCTACTTTGACGTCGTACTGCATGGCCATCTTGGGTCCCTATCGCATCGTACCGCGCGTCTTACCGCGCTGGGCGCAACCGTCTGCGCGTTTGGAAGCGGAGCTAACCGACCCGCCCTTGGCGTACTTTTTATCCGCGCCGAAGCTTTTCTTTCGCTTCTTCATCGGCATTTCGTCTTCGGACTCGTAGGTCATCTGGGCGATGTCCATGCCTTGTTGACCTCTACCGCCGGAACTACCCGACATAGCGAGCGGGGGCAGGAGGTTCTTCCCGAGAGCTTCCTCTAAGCTACTAGCCATGTCAGGTCCCTTTCACCGCTGAAACAAGGGCCGTTATCCATCCCTTAAGTCCAAGAATAAGGATACCGGCAGTCAGTGTAATCGCCGCGATAAACCCTACGCCGTGCTTCTTCAAGTCCAGAAGACCCTGCACATCGCGTTTGAGCTCCGCAACGTCGTTCTTCATCGAAACAATCTCGCCCATGCGCTCGAGCATGGCGTCGTGCTTGGCCGCTTGTTCGCGGATAGCTTCCCGCATTTCCGCGCGAAAATTTTCCAGTTCCACGTCAACCACCCTAACATTCCCACTTTTTCAAGTAGTCCGCCAGTTGTGCGGCTTTATCCGAACTGTCCAGCACATTACCGGCAGCTATGTTGCAGCGACCACACAGTAGTGAGCGGACTTCTTTTGTTTTGTGGTTGTGATCTACGCAGGGGCGGTCCGTCGTCTTTCCTTGCATAACGAACTGCTTAGCGCAGCATGCGCATTTACCGCCTTGGGCTAGTAGCATCTCCGCAAAGCGAGCTACCGTAATGCCGTATTTTGCAGGTAAGCCGTACTTCCGCGATGACGTGGTTGAACACAGACGACACATATAATTCAAACCAGACGTCTGGTTTCTGTTCTTGTTGTAGTTGTCGGGGCTCTTCCACTCCCGACACCGGCTGCACCGGTAACGGCCTTGTTCATCGGCTTCTTTAGGTACACGGCCCCAGTCGCGCTTTAACATCGCCATGCCCTCAAGGATTTGTTGATCCGGCTGTTCGGGTCATTGGCGGTCTTCTTACTGGTAAGCTTCTTTTTCATGCCGGTCATCCGGGCACAGAACGAGTCCTTACGAGAGCCGCCTTCAGGTTGGGGTGCCTTCAACCCGGGTTTCCCCGGGTTGGCCTTGTTGTACGACGCCCGCCCTTTAGCGTTCAGGCCCCCGGCAGGGGCTTTGCCTTCCTTGCGCTGCCATGCCGGGGACTTAGCCATCGTTACGCGCTAGCCGGAACTTGGCTACCGTCATCGGCGCGCTGGAGGTACTCGCAGGTAATAACCACCGAGCCACCCACCGCGTTCGCGCCGGTCGCGGTGAAGGTACCGGTAATGGTGACGTCCGACGTACCGATGTTGTTGGTGTTCGCGGTCACCAAAGCCAGATCAAGGGGGGCTTGCACCGAAGGCGTGGCGGCGGGGTTGATGTTGTTGGTCGCCGTTGTCAGGTACGCATTGGCCGCAGTAGCATTGCCAAAGACTGCGGCGATAGCGGTCGCGCCGGTAATGACAGCCGTCTTTTCCGACTTAAACCGCAGGATTTTAGAGCCAGCGGGCAGAGTGAACAGGTTCACCGCCGAAGGAGAAGTAGTGATAGCCGCAGGAGGCACCGTGGCCGTCTGCGCCAGAACGGGGACGCCCGTGTTCAAGGTGGTGACGCCGCCGTAGCGTTGCGTACCGGAGCGAATGGGGCCGGAAAAAGTCGTGAAAGCCATCACGTGTCCTCATCAAAACCTACTGTCCCTGAGGGGAGGTCTGCCTAGTCAGTCAGTAGGTCGGTTCAAGTCTAGGTGTGTTTACGCTAGCAGCAGGCAAAGAAAAAGGGAAGGGGGTTGAGCCCCTTCCCTCCTCTTAAGCTCCGGAATACTAGGCTCCGGGAGCGCCCCAGATACCCAGCGGGTCCGACCAGCCGAACGAGTAACGCTCGCGGCTCTTGTAGCGGACGTTGCCGGTGTCGAAGTCCCCATCCATCGACTGCGCCAGAGGCGAGCGGACGAAGTGCTTCAGGCCGTTCGGAACGTCGGTGGTCAGGAACCACGCGTCGGTGTCGGTCAGGAAGTGGTTAACAGTGTAACCACCCGGGATCGAACCGTTGTTCTTCAGGGCGTTGATGTCGTTATCGGCGGTGCCGACACGCTGTTCCGTCTCGAGGAGGCGGGTAGCGATAAACATCGAGGCGGGGGGAATGACCAGCTTCTTCGGCTTGGCAGCGATCAGCAGGCCGCGTTCGTCCGTCCACCCAGCGATTTGGATGACGGCGGCTTCCAGCGAGGTCTCGTTCAGGTCGGCCACAGTGGCTTGCGTGTTCGAGTTGGTCTCGCCGTTGACCAGCGGGTGCGCGGTGCTGAACAGAGCGACACCGTCACCGCCAGTGGCGGCAGCGGAGAAGCCGTTGTTCAGGATCGCGGCAGCCTTGGTCTGCTTGGTGTACGCCATAGCGCGAGCCAGAGCCTTGGTGTAACGCGCCGACAGCGAGTCGTAGAGGTTGTCCTCCACGGCTTCTTCAGTCAGCGAGAAACCAAGAGCGATGGTCTCGTGGTTATAGCGAGCGGTCCACGCTTCCTGCGCGTTGTCATACGCGATGGCGCTGCCTTCGTTCTTAACCGGAGCAGCCGAGAAGCCCGACAGCTTGGTTTCTTCTTCGAACGAACGCTCGGAGGTTTCGGTGTCGAAAATCTCCTTATGCTCTTCGCCGTAGCGGCTGTATTCCAGACCAAACAGAGCGTTCAGGCCGGGGAGGAGCTCCTTAAGGAGCTGTGCGCGAGAAATAGCCATTGGTTTAGGTCTCCCCTATTAGGCCGTGGCGCTGCTGTAGTAACCGTGCACCAGCAGGTTCGTCTTCACCAGAATTTCCGGGTAGATGGTGAACACGATGGTGGACGAGGACGGGATGGCGACGACCGAGCCGGGAACCGCGATGGCCGCGTTGAGCGTAACCGACGTAGCACCGGCAGCCGCAGCCGTGTCCACGAAAGAACCGGTGCGGATCATTTGGCCGTTAGCCGCCATGTACGACACGTCAGTGCCGACAGGCAAAGCGCGAAGCGCACCGCTACCCGTAAGGGTAATCGTAGTGCCGGACGAACTGCCCGTAGCGGTCGTGACAATCGCCGTTTCTTCCACGAGACCCACACAACGAACCGGGAGGATCGTCGAGACCGGGGTATCGCTCGGAGCGAGCACGGCGTTGGTCGAGTTACCGGTGTTCACGTTGCCGGTGTTGTCGATCATCGACAGGTTAGTGCCGATCAGCGCGTAGGCGCCCGAAGCGACAGTCGTGCCCGAAGAGCAGACCACAGCCTTGAAGACCGTGTCCGGGTCGTCGACCACGTACGCCAGAGCGTCACCCGCCAGCGTACCAGTGGGCCAGTTCTGGGAGAACAG